ATGTGGACCTACAAGTGTGACCGCTGCGGAGCGGCGCTTGACCCCGGAGAGCGGTGCGACTGCCAGGACCGCCCGGCCAAGTACAACGGCAAGCCGATCTTCACCCAGGAGAACTTCAACTACTCCGAGGCCAAGATAGGCGACTATGTGGAGCAGGCCGTTGTGGATGACGCCATGGACTGTCTGCCTCCGGCCTCGATGAGCGCCCGGTGCGCTCAGATGGGCGAACCGTACTCCCACCGGGAGGACCCGGAGACCGGGCGGCTCCGGCCTACTTACTACACGTTCAAGCGTGTGGCCGGAGAGTGGCCTAACGGTATCTGGCAATTCTGCGGCTGCTGCTTCCAGGGCGAGACCGTCCCCCGTGGCAAGGACCCGATCTACTGCTGAGAGGGGGCCGAAACGATGAAGCGAAGCTGCGGGGGGGGGGGGTACTATGTGCAGGCGTCAGACCCTCACGACCCTGTCTCCGGCGGAACGGAGCGTAGCCGAGCAGCATTACCGGCTTGTGGAGTGGTACGTCAGACATCGGGGCCTCCCGGTGGATGAATACCTCGATGTTGCCGTGTTCGGCTATCTGCTGGCTGTGAAGCGGTGGTTTGCCCGCCCGGACCTTTACCGTTATGAGTTTACCACCATCGCCTGTGCTGCCATGCGGAGTGCAATCGGCAACGAGCAGCGCAAGCAATCCAGGCGCATTAAGACCGTGAGCCTGGATGACCCCATCCCAGGCACGGACGGCATGACCTGGGAAGACATCATCACCGAGGACCATCTTGTGTACTCGGCATAGGAGGAATAAGCGTGAAAATAACCTACAATCTGCAAGTGCTTCCCCAGCGGAAGAATAGCCGTAAGGACAGCGAAGAGACAACCGCGCTCAAGGCATTCCTCGCGGACAGCGAGAAAAAGAACATGGTCTTTGAGTACGATACCCCGCAAGAGGCTAAGAAGCGCTATGACAGTATGCGGAACTACCGCAACGCCAACAAGCTCCAGGACATCTACGATATGTGGCGAAGCGAGGCCCTGATCTGCATTGTGAAGACTAAGAAAGGAGCCGCGAAGAAATGAGCTACTACACCATCAATGAAGAGGCCGCCCGCACCGCCAACGACTTAAACAGCCACTATACCTACCGCGAGGGAAGCGCCACGGCTTCATACCGGAGGCAGGTGGATGAGGCTACCGAGCTGGCCGAGCGCCAGAAGAAGCGCGTGGACCCCATGTACCATGAGAAAATCGACCGGCTTCTTGACCTCTACTGTCGGAAATTGGCAGAAAATTTGAATGACAAGTATGCCATTGCCGCCCGCTGCCCCTCTATGCTGGTATCTGGCAGAGCGAACTTCCCAGTTCAAAAGAAAAAGAAGCAGAATGCGGCCGAAGAGCGCAGGCTCGAAGAGTGGAAGCACATCCAGGGCTTGCTTGATAAAATCCGCAGCGTCGGCACCGGCGGTATCAGCTCCGATGACCCGCAGGCCGTGGAGAAGCTGGAGGCGAAGCTCGCCGCCCTGGAGAAGAACCAGGAGATGATGAAAGCGGCCAACGCCGCCATCCGTATGAAAGACCCGGCCAAGGGAGACGCCAAGCTCGCGGAGCTGGGCTACACCCCGGAGGACATCGCCAAGCTCAGAGCGCCGGACTTCTGCGGGCGCATCGGTTATCCGGCCTACGCGCTCCAGAACAACAACGCCAATATCCGGCGCATCCGTGGCCGGATCGCAGAACTCAAGAAGCGGACCGAGAACACCCCGGAGGGCTGGGAGTTCGACGGGGGCCGGGTCGTGGTGAACACCGCGGAGAACCGCCTCCAGATCATCTTCGATGGGAAACCCGACGCGGACATCCGAACTGAACTCAAGGGAGAGGGCTTCCGGTGGGCGCCGTCGCAGGGGGCATGGCAGCGGCAGTTGACCGACAACGCCATGAGAGCCGCCCGCCGGTTGAAGTGCATCGCGCCCCAGGTCTGAACCATCTACCAAAATCATACCAGAAAGCGGGTGAATGAGAGTGGCTATCGCAGCAACAAAAAAGCCCCCCGCGTATCTGCGGGAGGCAAGGATGAGGGCTGGATTTGTCAGCCGGGGAACGGCGTCAACCGTTGTTCCGTATTCGCCGGAGACCATAGGACGCCATGAGCGCGGCGACGTGGAGATGGAGCCGGAAGACGCCCTGGTCTATGCAGAGTGCTACCAAAGCCCGGACATCCTACCCAGGTATTGCGCTACCTGTCCGGTAGGACGGGCAATCGGGAGAACGGCCACCGACCGCCCTCTTGCACATGCGACGCTCAGGGTCCGGCGGCTCATCGAGGACGGTCAAGACGTGGCCGACCGCCTGGAGGAAATCGCCTTTGACGGCGTGATAGATGCCTCCGAGCGGACCGACTTCATGGAGGCCCTGGACTTCCTGCGGAAGCTGGAAGAGAGTATCAACGACATCATCTTGATTGGCTTAGGAAAGGAAAAGGCCGCCCCCGGTGCAACGGGAAGCGGCCAAGCGCGAAAATAACTAACCTGGAGTTATTGTAGCACATTCCTGCCGGCCCTGTCAAGCCGAAAGGAGATTACCCAATATGGAAAATGCCATCGTCCAACTCAACAAGTACCCCAAGGACAAGTACAACGTCCTGGTCCCCGTCACCACCATGCAGGTAGCGAGCAACCTCCAGCGGATCACCGTCTCCGAGGTCCAGCTCGACGTCCGGCAGGACAGCTCCAACCGGGGGCCGAGCAAGGACATCTACTACGAGAAGTCCAGCAGCGCCTTTGCCATCACCAAGGTAGGCGGCATGAAGCTGGCTGCGGCGGCCAACATCAGCATCGTGGACACCGCCACCGAGCGGACCGAGGGTTGCCAGCGGTGCATTGAAATGGCACGGGCCACCGGAAAGCCCAGGGTATGCGGCACCTGTGAGCACGTCCACGACGTAGCTGTCACCGTGACTATCCGGGTCCCGGAGCCGTCCGGCGGCTTCCGGCTGATGAAAGCCACCAAGGAGATTGACTGCACACTGGAGGCCGCCGGGATGAAAGACGGAGCCAACGGTCAACAGTTCAGGCGCTTCCTCCCCCACCGCACCGCCATGGCTGAGAGCAAAGCCTTTATGCGGGCTATCCGGGCCGCCCTGGGCCTGGCCGGGACCTACGCCTACGAGGAACTGAAAAAGCCCTTTGTCGTGGCCCGCGTGGTCCCCAACCTGGACGCCCCGGAAATCAAGCAGGCCGTGGCGAGCAACTACCTCCAGTCGATGGGTATGCTCTTTGAGATGCCCACCCAGGCGTCCAGGGCGAGCCTCCCGGCGGCGCAGGCCGCCGAGACCGTCACCCCCTACGAGGATGAGGGGCCTATGCCCTGGGATGAGGCACCGGAAGAGCCGGAGGATAGCTGGAGCAGATCGCCGGAGTACGGAGCTGCCCCGGATTGGGCGGACCCGGAGCCGCAGGGCGTGTTCTGTTCGGAGTGCCGCCGGGAGATTACCGGCGGTCAGAGCAGGAATGGCCGTAAGTGGAGCGCGGAGGACATTGCCGGGTATAGTCAGCGCACCTATGGGCGGGTCCTCTGCCCTGAGTGTCAGGAGAAGATGAAAGGAGCGCGGAGATGACGGTTATTGAGTTCGCGGAAAAGCGGCTGGAGGAAGAGAGCGGCTACAACCTTGACGATGCCCGCTATTGGGCGGCCTACCTGGACGGCGCGAGGGCGCAGAAGCGAGAGGATGAGGAGGCGAAAGGCCATGATTAAGATACTGCACACCGGCGACATTCACCTGGGGGACCTGGCAGGCCCCACCAAGGACGGCGCAAATCTGCGCCGCCAAGACACCTTGCGGTGCATGGACGCCATTGTGAACAAGGCCCGGACGGAGGGGCCGACCGTGACCATCATCGCGGGCGATCTCTTCAATCGGTCCCGCGTGTGGGCCGATACCGCCCTGGATGACGTCAACGACGCCATTTCCCGCTTCATCGTCCCTCTGTGCGAGTACAGCGACGCGGTGGTGCTGCTGTTCGGCACGATGAACCATGATAACCCCCGCGCCTTTGAGGTCATCCGCAAGGCAACGCCGGACCTCAAGAACCTACACATTTACACCGAGCCGAGGGTGGAACGCCTGGTGACATCGGAGGGGCCGGTCCAGATTATGGCCGTCCCCGGCTTCGACAAGGCGCGGCTGCGCCTCTTCTGCCCCGGCGCCGACAAGGAGACGGAGAACCGGAACGCCACCGCCCTTGTCAACGACATCATCCTGGGGCTGGCTACGGAGCTGGACAGGAGCCTCCCCTCCATTCTCACGGCTCACTACACGGTAAGCGGGAGCGAGGCAGACAACGGCAGCACGTTCCTTGCTGGACAGGATGTGGTGGTCCTCCCGGCTACCATCGACGCGGCGGGCGTGGACCTGGCCTGCTTCGGCCACATCCACAAGCCCCAGCGTCTCAGCTCCACCACACCGGCCTACTACTGCGGGAGCGTGAACCAGCTCACTTTCAACGATGAGGGGACCGCTCACGGCTTCTGGCTGCACCAGCTTTCAGACGGGGACCGGAGCGTTGTCTCGGAGTTCCAGCGCACCCCGGAGCGAGTACACCGGACGGTGACGATGAAGCAGCAGGACGTGGCAGACTTCATCTCCAGCGGCACCCTCAATCCTGGGGACGTGGAGGGGCGCGTGGTCCGGGTCCGGTATTCCTGCACACTGGAGCAGGAAAAAGCCTTTAACCGGGCCGAGCTGCAAAAGCGCCTGATGGACGCTGGCGCGTTTTATGTGGCCGAGATTATCCCGGATGACGTGGAGGCCCTGGACGCCAAGGACCAGCTCACGGAGCACGACGGCCCCGCCGAGTGCCTGTCACGCTGGCTGGAGACCAACGACATCACAGGCGAGAAAGCGGCCCGCCTCATGGAGCTGGCCGCGCCGATCATCAAGCAGGCCGACGATGGACGCGAGGACAGCAAACACGCTGGAGCATTTATGCCCCGGACGATTGAGGTCAAGAACTACCGGAGCTACACGGAGGCGGCCTTTGACTTCTCCCCGGTACACATGGCAATGGTGAACGGCCAGAACGGTGTCGGCAAGTCCTCCCTCTTCATGGACGCCATCGCGGACTGCCTCTATGAGCAGACCCGGAAAGAGGACATCGGCGGCTGGGTCCGCGACGGGACGAAGAGCGGCAGCATCACCTTTACCTTTGCCCTGGGCGGGCAGGACTACCGGGTCATCCGCACCAGGACCAAGAGCGGGCGCGGTACCCTGGCCCTCCAGCGGTGGAACCCGGAGGGGGACGCCTGGGCAGATGAGAGCGACACCACCATGAAACTGACCCAGGCCCGCATTGAGCGGCTGCTCGGTATGGACTGCAACACCTTTTGCAGTATCGCCCTCATCCGGCAGGACGCCTACGGCCTCTTCCTGGACGCCGACAGCGACCGGCGCATGGAGGTCCTGTCCGCGCTCCTGGGCCTGGACATCTACGGCAGGATGGGGGACATCGCCAAGGCGTCCGCTACGGAGCAGCGCCGCGCCATCGCCGCCCTCAAGGAGCGCATCAACGTCCTGGGCGAGCAGATCAGCGAAAAGGATGAGTTGCTGGATGAGGACATGGTGCTGTCCGAAGAGATGGACGAAGCTGTCCATGACGTAGCATCCGGCGAGGCGGACATCCGGGCGCTGGAGAGTGCCGAGGCCCTGCTTGCCGAAGTGATACGGCAGGCCGAGGACAAGGACGCCCAGGCCAAGGAATATGACCGGGAGCGCGACAGAAAGGCCCTGGAGCTGGAGAAGCTGGAGGGCCAATACCAGGACGCCCGCCACCTTGCAAACGGCCTCAGAGACGCCCAGGACGCCGCTGAGAGGGTCAAGGCGGCACGGGCCAAACTCCAGGACCTCTCCCCCAAGGTGGACCGGGACAAGGAGCTGCTGAAAGAGCTGGCCCGCCTCCGGGAAGCAATCGGCAAGGCGGAGCTGGACGCGGAGGCGGCCCGGAGAAAGCTCCGGCAGTATCAGGACATCATCGGCAGAAAGCCAGACGTGGAGGCGGCCCAGGCCGCGCTTGACGCCCTGGCCCCGGCGAAAGCGGAGGCTCAGGAGCGGCTTGCCAAGTCCTTTGAGACCACCAAGGCGCTGCTGGCCGCACGGGAGGCCAAGGACAAGCACCTGGCAGACAGCCGGGTCCGCATCGGGGAGCTGCAATCCCGCCTTGCGGCGGCCCAGGCGGAGGCCGGGAAGCTGGCCGACAGCGGTTGCCCCGTGCCGGAGACCGCTACTTGCAAGTTCCTGGTGTCCGCTGTGGCGGCTCAGGCCGCCATCCCGGAGCTGTCCTACTCCCTGGAGACCATGAAAGCGGAGGACCGCGCCCGGTATGAAGAGCTGACGAAAGCCTATGAAGAGGCCCTGGCAGCGCATGAGGCCCTGGGCAATCCGTCGGGGGACCTAGCAGAGCTGGAGGCCAAGGAGCATACCTACCGGACCATGACCGCCATCGCGCCGCAGATCGCGGCGGCGGAAGCGAAGCTGGAGGAAATCACCGCCTCCATCCAGACCGCCGAGCAGACCGCCCAGGACGCCAAGGAGCGGACTGTGGAGATTGACGCGGAGCGGGCGGCCCTGGGGCTGGCGGTCATCGAGTACCAGGCCGCGCAGAAGAGCATCGAAGACGATGAACCCATCGCCGGACATCTGGCCGACTGCCAAGCGGCCGGCGCGACCGCCGACGCCCTGGAGCCGCAGCTTGAGCGCCTGCGCCTGGAGATTGCAGAGCTGACCCGGAAAGTCATCACCGCGCACCAGGAGGCCGAGGACATCCGGCAGCGAGCACCGAAAGCGCCTGGGGACGTTAAGGGCCTGCGGGCCGTCCTGGAGAGCCGCCGGAAGAGCCTCACCGAATTTGCCACCCAGCGCGGGGTCATCAAGGCCAAGCTGGAGGCGATCTCCGAGGCCGAAGCTCAGACGGCAAAGCTCCGGCGGGACATCGAGGACGCGGCGGCCACCCTGAATGACTACACGGTGCTCACTCAAGCCTTTGGCCTGGACGGTATTCAGTACATGATTATCCGGGGCGTAGTCCCGGAGATTATGAGGCAGAGCAACGACATCCTGGCCGCCATGACCGGCGGGCGCATGGCCGTTGACATCCGCACCGAGCGCGAGCAGAAGAGCACGAAAACGGTAGTCAACAGCCTGGAGGTCTGGATTAACACCATCACCGGCGGGAACCGGCCCTATCAGTCCCACAGCGGCGGCGAAAAGGTCAAGATTGCCCTGGCCGTCACCCTGGGCCTGGCCGACGTCAAGGCACGGCGGGCGGGCGTCCAGCTCGGTATGCTCTTCATCGACGAGCCGCCCTTCCTGGACGCGGACGGGACGGAGGCTTACGCGGACGCGCTGGTGAACATGGCGGCCAGAAACCCCAATATGCGGATTTTGGCTATCTCCCATGACCCGACCATGAAAGCGCGGTTCAGTCAAAATATCATCGTGACCGGCGGCGAAGACGGTAGCTCTGTAACGATGGAGTGAAACCCATGAGGCCGGGCGGCCTCAAATCCACGGAAAGGAGGGGTCCGCCTGAGGTACATCATGGAGCACCGAGCTTTCGCCAACCGCATGAGGCGGACCCCTCTATCCATGGCCGCGCAGCTCCTATGGTACAAGCTGATGGATTTAGCCAATAGCCTGCGTTGGCCGGAGCACTTCGCATTGGACAACAGTAGGCTATGCACGATGATAAACACCACGGCAAAACGGACTGCCATATCCGCCCGACAGGAGCTTATAGACGGCGGTTATCTGGACTTCACCCCTGGCATCAAGGGGCGGCCCAGCACCTACCATCTCCGCTCAGTGGAAGAGATGGAGGGCTGGCAGCCGCCCCCGGATGACCTGGAGGGAGACTTCCTGGCAGAGTTCAAAGAGGACCCGACAAGCTATTTCGGCTACACGGAGGCCCTGGGGGTGGAGCTTGCGGAGACAACCGCCCACCTGTGGGCAGAGTTCTTTCCAGGCAAGACCCCTGGACCATACGATGAGAAGCGGACGTTCTTCCAGATCATGGTCCAGTACCATGATGAGGAAACAGATGAGTGGTCTATATCGTTCCCGGAGGAAAACAAGGAGCTGCTGGGCTACGCCTTTGAACAGGGCCGGAAGCGCGGGAAGCTCTTTTGGGGGTACATTGAGAGCGTCATGCGAAATCTTAGGGACTGTGGCATTAAAACCGTAGAGGAAGCCTACGAGAACGAAGAAAAATTCTATGAACGGAGAGGATGGAACAAGTGAAAGAACGGACGATAACCCTTGCCTGCGGCGCCCTGTGCGCCCTGGTGTTCGTGAGTGCCCTGTTTACGCCGGGGCAGGCCAGAGGCGCGGCCTTTGATGAGCAAGAGGACACGGCGGCGCATCCGGTCCAGGTATTGGACCCGACGCCTACCCTCACCGCATCGCCGGTCCCCACTGTCTCGCCCTATTTCGGCTGGACCGAGGAAGAGGTTGAGATGCTGGCCTGCGCGATCTACCAGGAGGCGGGCGGTGACGCCTGCTGCGACCTGTGCCGCCATCGTGTGGGCGATGTCATCCTGAACCGGATGGAGGATGACCGCTTCCCGGACACCGTGGAGGAAGTGCTCACGGCCTACCGGCAGTACGGGCGCTTCTACTGGACCGGCGTAGTGTGGCCGGACCGGGCTGAAAACCCTGGAGAGGCCCACGCCGTTGCGCGGGCCTGGGAGACCGCACGGGACGTCCTGAGCGGCGAACACTCGGACCTTTACGGGCAGGGGTACATCTACCAGGCCGAATTTGAACAGGGAGCCGACGTCATCTGCTGCGAGGACTGCGGCATCTACTTTGGGAGGTAGACGGTGAGCGAGAAGAAAATCATCCTCGACCTATGCGGAGGTTCCGGTAGCTGGTCGAGGCCGTATGTAGCGGGGGGGGGTACGACGTTAGAAACATAACCCTACCGGACTATGATGTACTGACTTACGAACCGCCCCAAAAAGTCCACGGCGTTCTTGCGGCCCCTCCATGCACGGAGTTTTCGGTCTTGAACTGCAAGGCAGAGGCGCGGGCGCGGAACCCGGAAGAGGGCCTGAAAGTCGTGATGGCCTGTCTGAGAATTATTGAAAAGTGCCGTCCTGAATGGTGGGCCATGGAAAACCCCGTTGGACATCTGCGGGAATACATGGGGCCGTCTACAATGATTTTCCAGCCATGGGAGTACGGAGACCCCTGGACCAAGAGAACCGAGCTTTGGGGTACATTCACCCCGCCGAAAAAGCTATATGAGCGGTGGGAGGACGTACCTGACAAGCTGCCCCTATACACAAGGCCGGGAAGAGGGAAACCAAATTTTGCATACCTACACAAATCGGCTCAGTCCCTTATCCCTCAGCTTGCGTGGGCCAAACCGAAAAGCGATGCCGATTTCAGAGCCATCACCCCGCCTGGATTCGCTCAGGCGTTTTACGAGGCGAACCCATGAAAGGAGACGCCATGCAGAAAACATATCCACGCCGATGCAATATCTTCAACTGCGACCGGCGGCACGGTAACATCTGCTGCGCCGATTGCGGCTACCGGGATAAGAACTGCAAGAACCCCTGCTTGAACCACCCGACCCGGTGCGGACAGGTCAAGCCGCCACAGACAGCCCACGGCCAGAAGCCGGGGAAATAAAAATCAGGAGGAATTTACCATGCAAGAGCAAAAGAGGACTTTCAAGTACGGAGACGTGTTCCACGTGGCCGGTCTGGACTGGATTGTGCTGCGGACCACCCCGGCGCCGACGCCGGACTGTTCCGATCTCCACTTCTGCGAGGCCACCGAAGACGTCTTCCAGGCCCCCTTTGATGAGAACGACTGCAACGACTGGAACAAGGCGAGCCTGCGGAAGCAGCTCAACGGCGAGTTCCTGGATAAGCTCATCGCTGAATGCCCCGGCCTGAAAGACGCCATCGTCCCCACCTACCGCGACCTGACCGCCGATGACGGCCTCCGGGACTACGGAAACTGTCTGGACAAGGTAACGATGCTCACCGCCGAAGAATACCGGCAGACCCGCGATCTGCACCCCGCGCCGGAGCATTGGCGCTGGCTCATCACGCCGGACGGGACCCCGAAGAGTTCCGGGACCTCTTTCGTGCGCTACGTGAGCTCGGGCGGGAGCCTCTACTACAGCGGCGCGTACCGCGGCCGCAGGGGTGTGCGCCCGGCTTTAACTCTGAAATCTGACATCTTGGCATCTATCCTCGACGCCGAGGACAAGAAGAGAGCGGCGGAAATCCGGCCCGCCGACGGTCCTCAGCCTGGGGTGGATGAGACGCCGGAGCAAGCGGAAATGGCCCTCTATGAGCAGGCCGTGGAGCAGTTCGGGGAGAGCGCTCAAATCCTCATGGCGGTGGAAGAGATGAGCGAGCTGCAAAAGGCCCTACTCAAGTATCTGCGCTTCAAGGACCATGAGCAGGGCGATGAGGCGGAAATCCTGGCGGCGATCTCCGAAGAGAGGGCCGACGTGGAAATCATGCTGAACCAGCTCCACGTCATCTTCGGTGACAACACCGACATGGAGATTGCCAAGCTGGAGCACCTTTGTGAGCTGCTGGGTGAATGACGATGCTGCTGTTTACGTGGACCCTCTTCATCCTGATTACATTCACTGGCTTTTGCTACGCCTTTGGGGGCAAGACCATGAATGACCGGAGCAACGGCGCAAAGGTTACATCTGCGGGTATGCTGGCCCTGTCTATTCTAATCGCGTTTGGAGTGTAGCCTATGCACGATGAAGTGTTCACCATCCCCGCCCGCCGGTGCAAGCGGTGTGGAGGTCTGCTGACATCCTCCCAGGGCTTGCGGGATGGGTACGGTCCCTGTTGCCTGCGGAAGATAAAGCAGGAAGAGGCCGACCGGAAGATGATGGAGAACCAATGCAGCCTATTTGACATTGTGAAGCCGGGCGGCGGCGAGGCCGAAACTGAGAAAGGGCCGCTGAACGGGAAGTGCATCACGGGGAAAAGCCCGACCGGGCATTGTGGGGCCGCCGCCTACTGCTCGGAGCCATACGATTGCTGCGCCTCCTGTTCCTCTGACTGCAATATGCGGTGCGGCTGGCTCAGGGAAAGGAAATAACTGACCTATGAATATTCACAAGACCGACATTGAGTGGTGCAGCCACACATGGAACCCTGTAACGGGGTGTAAGCACGGGTGCGAATACTGCTACGCCCGGCGCATGGTGTCCAGGTTTGGCCCGCACCCCTGCGAGCGGCCCATCATTGAGCCGCTGGAGGTACTGCCCAAGGGGACCGGGTGCTACTACGTGGAGCAGCCTACCAAGCTCTGCGACGAAAACGGGGAGCCTGTGCGCTCCACCCCGTACCCCAAGGGCTTTGCCCCCACCTATCACGCCTACACCATGGACTATCCTGAGAAGCGGAAGACGCCTGCGCGGATATTCGTCTCCAGCATGGGAGACCTGTTTGGGGAGTGGGTGCCGGACATCTGGATTGAGGATGTCTTCGCTGCCTGCAAGCGAGCGCCGCAGCATACCTACCTGTTCCTCACCAAGAACCCGCAGAGGTATCTTGACATGGGCCATGCCGGGAAGCTCCCCATGGAGCGGAACTTCTGGTACGGGACCACGATCACCGGCCCTGAGACGGAATACTTTGGAGCTTCCTGCGTCAACACGTTCCTGAGCATCGAGCCGCTGCTGGAGCCGTTCAGCGCGGATGACTGCGCCGGTTTCCGGCGGCTCGGTGAGCCTCTTTGGGTCATCATCGGAGCCATGACCGGACCGGGGAGCAAGCGAAAGCAGCCGAAGCGGGAATGGGTAGCGGCCATCACGGAAGTTGCTCAGTCTGCCGGGGTCCCCGTCTTTATGAAAAACAGTCTGAAAGACCTGTGGGGCGGCCCTCTCATTCAGGAGTACCCCGAGGGTATGGTGCGGGTAGACGGAGAATAACTGGAGGGAGAACTATTGAAGAAGCGAAGCTGCCGGAGGACCGGCTTTGAACAGGAGCAGCACGACCGGGCAATCCGGGTGCGGAAGATGACCGACGCTCAGCTCTGTGCCTACCTGGATGAGCTGGAGGCCCGCAACCAGCCCATCGTCATCTCGCAGGATGAGCTTGAGAAAGTCATCAACGGCTTTATTGACAGCCTGGCTACCAGGAGCGACACCGGCCTGCGGGTCAGCGACGCCACCATCCGCAAAATCCGGGCCATGGCCGTTGAAAATGGCTACCTCCGGCCTACTGGCGGAGGCGAGGCATGAGCGAGCACCGAAAGAAAATCACCATCCGCGTATCGTCGCAGACAGCCTACCACCTGGAGGCCGAGGCTGAGCGCCTGGGCATATCCCCTGGGCGCGTGGTGGATGAGCTGATGAGGGCGGCCAAATTCTGTGGAGAAGTGTGTGGAATTTGTGGAAAACACCACAAAAAGCAAACAAATAAGCCTTAAAAGTTAGGAGAGTAGACAATGGGCATCTACGGTGCGGCGCTGAGGGAGCTTGAGCAATACCGGAGGGATGAGGCGGCGGGCCTGCTGCTGCGCCTGCCGGTCCCCCTGGGGGCTACGGTATGGCGGGTACGGGATAACCCGGCCTGTCACTATGGGGTCCGGGAGGCTGAGAAATTCCTCTTTGGCCGAGTAGTCACCCCGCGCCGCATCGTGGAGCCTACGCCCTTTACCCTGGCCCTGCTGGACGCCTGGGGAAAGACCGTATTCTCCACCGAGGCTGAGGGGAGGACGATGTTAGAGCATGACACCAAGCGAGAGGGCGAAAGCGGCCCTTAGATACCAGAACCGGAAGAACCGCGCCCAGGGAGCCTTTTTTGAGCAGATGATAAACGGGGCCTGCGACTTCTACCGGAGCCGCCAGATCGCTGACATTGAGAAGACGCCGGAGCCGATGCAGCCGACTAAGGACCTGGGCGGCGGGAAGTTCATCGCGCACTACACCAGCACGGCTCAGGCCGACTACAAGGGCTTTCTGTTCGGAGGCCGGGCGGTCAACTTCGAGGCCAAGTACACCGACGTTGAGAAGATGACCCAGGACCGCGTGACAGCGGACCAGACGGAGCGCCTGGAGCGGGCGCATCAATTCGGAGCCGTGGCCTTTGTCCTGTGCTCCTTTGGGTCCGTGGGATTTTACCGCATCCCATGGACAGTGTGGCGGGACATGAAAGGCCGGTTTGGGCATAAGTACATCACGCCCCAGGAGGCAGCGCCCTATGAGGTCCGCATCGGCGGCCCCGGTGTGCTGTTGTTCCTGGAGGGATTGGAGGACAGACCATGAGTAATTTCCAGAAAGACGTCCAGCTTCTTGCGGACCTCCAGGGCCTCATTGAGAAGCGGGAGAAGCAAGTCAACCCGCCGGAGGGCAGCACCGCCATCATGGGCGCGATCTCGCCGGTGCTGCGGGCCGCTATGCCGGCCGCACAGAAAGCGGCCCAGCGTGAGCTTGACATCCTGGTCCGGGTGAAAAACCGCCTGGGCGAGCTGATGGAGGGTCAGAGATGAGCGCCCGCCGGGAGCACCGTCTCCGCAACCTGGAGCGCCGGGTCGCGGAGCTGGAGACCATCGCCGCTACTCCGGTGTTCATCCACACCAAGGGAGACGGCGGAGAGGACTACGTTTTGGAAGCCGTGTGGAGCAAGGAGGAAGCCGACACCCACCCCGACAAGCGGCTGAGCCTGCTGGACCGGCTCAAAAATATCTTTACTGGAGGACATGAGAAATGAAACAGTACATCGGGACCAAGATTATTGAGGCCGAGCCTGCCTACCGCTGCATGGACGGTCAGGGGCGCGTCACCATCACCGATGACCCGTCCGAGGCGTTCCCCAACTTCCCCAGCGTGGAGGACGGCTACCGCGTCCGGTATGCGGACGGGTATGTGAGCTGGTCCCCCAAGGACACGTTTGAGCGGGCCTATCTTCCCCTGGAGACCAACAAGGAGCTGCGGACCGGCAAGCCCAGCATCAGTCAGGAGATGGTGGACAACTTCATCCTGGAGACCTGGACGCAGACCGCTGGGGAGAAGACTACCATCGTCCGGGCCATGCTGCGGAATGGCTTTGAGCTGGTGGAGGCGTCTTCCTGCGTAAGCCCTGAAAACTACGATGAGAAGCTGGGCCGCGAAATCTGCATGAAGAAAATCAAGGACCGCGTCTGGTATCTCCTGGGCTTTCTGCTCCAGACTGCGGTTAATGGCGTCAAGTGAGCTGTGGAGGTTTAGGTATGGATAAGAATATTGCCGATCTGCTGGAGCTGATTAAGGCTCACCCGGAGCTGCCCATCGTCCCGATGGTGGACAGCGAGATTGTCTGTGATGAGGGCTACGCCCGCTGGCGGGGGTCCTGGGGCGCGGCCAGCGTCACAAAGTACCTGGTGTCGGAAGAGCACATCTTTTTCTTTGACGATGAAGATGTTGAGGCCGTCCTCATCGAAGTAAAGGGGTACGATGAATTTCTCTCCATGACGGATAAGGAGGCCCAGGAAGCCTACAACGCCATCCCCTGGGTGGAGTGCATCGCCGTAGACATCAATCTGCCATGAGCTGCTATGGGTGCGCCTGCGATCACTGTCTCTACAATGCGGAGCTTGAGGCGTGGTACATGACGCCGGGCGAGGTCCAGAACGCCGAGGACATCTGCTTCTGCTGCGATGAGTGCAAGCACTACGACGGCGACTTCTCCAAGCGCAGCCAGTGGCGCCCGGACTGCCCAAGGCACAAGCTCCCGGAAAAGTACCTTGAGATGCAGAGGATAGTCGAACAGCGGAGAGCGAGGGCCGCAGAGACGCGCCGGAGAAACTTCCAGATCATAAAGGGCGGGAAGCCCTGAGCAAATAAAAAAGCCGCCTCCCCCGGAGGGAAGACAGCCCGTGACAAAGCTATTTTACCACATGGGAGGCGACAAAATCAATGGGCAAATCACAGGAGAACATCAGGGACATCATCATGCAGGCCGTTGAAGCCGGACGCATCTCTGCCGAGCGCACCGCCAAAGATGCTTTCAAGGCTACTGAGCGCCGTCTCTACGGCCTGCCCACCCTGAAAATCAAGCTGGAGGATGACCTTGAGCGGCTGGAAGAGTTCAAGCTCTACGGGCCGCGAGAGCGGAGCAAGAGCATCACCCGGTTTGTCAAGAACGGGAACCGGCTCACCCCGGATGAGATATGGGAGGCCGTTCTCATGGACATGGAGGCCACCATCGCGGCGGACCGCTATGAGATTGAGACCCTGGAGCGTGCGCTCGCCACGGTCCGGGATGACCCCTATTACCGGGCGCTGTCCGGGAAGTACCTGGATGACGTGGACGATAGGGACATAGCTGAGGCCCTGGAGTGTGATACCTCCACCGTCTGGCGGCACCGAAAGAGGCTTGTGCAGCGCGTCGCAGTCTGGCTATACGGCGCGGAAGCCTTGAGATAAGGGCTTGCAATTTTGCCGTGCAATTTTACAATTTGACGGTGCAATTTATCTGTGTTATACTCATCCACAATGAAAGAGTGTGGGTAGAGAAAACCGTCATAAATACCAAGTTCACGGCATATTTTTTGGGAAAACCTGTGACAAAAGCCCTGAAATGTGGTATAATTACGGTAGGAAAAAGCAAAGGAGTAACTAACCTATGAAAAACATCTGCCTACTCGATCTAAACTACACCCTGGTAGGAAACCAGGCGGACACGCGAATGCTCCGGCCATTCTCCCGGCGCATGGAGGCCGAAGAGTACCGGGCCGATCTGATTGAGGCCATCCGGGATGACTATGTTATCATCGTGACGGCCAGACCGGACTACCAGATGAAGCAGACTATGGCGAACATCAAGCGGAAGACCGGCTGGCAGCCCCAGGAGTGGTACTTCAACGACATCAACGCGGAGCCTCCGGTCTTCAAGGAGAGCGCCCTCCGGCGCTTCATCCTGCCCCGGCACGGCGCACAGAACGGCCCGGAGGGGGCGCACTACTACGCGGTGGAGAGCAATCCGAAGACGCGGGCCATGTATGCGCGGTTCGGTATTGAGGCCGCCCCCTATGACCGCTTCATCAAATCGGCGGGCATGGCGAGGGTCCCGGCTTTCGACCAATGCAGCTTATTCGGATAACTGAATATCAGCCACCAGGCGGGACGCGAGAGCGCCCCGCTTTTTTATTGCCCAAATCTGAAAGGAGTGGAAGCGTGGAAACCAGAGTAATCAAGCTGGCCGACATCAAACCGGCCCCCTATAACCCCAGGGTGCAGCTCACGCCCAAGGACCAGGAGTATAAAGCCCTGGACGCGAGCATTGAGGAAAACGGCCTGGTCCTGCCTCTCATCGTGAACATCCGGGACAACTGCCTGATCGGAGGACACCAGCGGCTTTCCGTCCTGCTGGCCGCCGGGGAGACGGAGACAAACGCCGTCGTGGTGGATATGCCGGAGGCCCAGGCCAAGGCGCTGTGCATCGCCCTGAACAAGCTGGACGGCGAATGGGACTACGGCCAACTGGCCGACATCATCCAGCAGCTCATCGACGATGGAGAGAACCTACTCGCCACCGGCTTTACCCAGGCAGACATTGACGATCTCCTGGGGGAAATCGGCGGTGAGCTGGGCGAGGATGAGGAACCGCCCTCCCTGGGCAAGAAAGAGGACACCGCCGACGGCATTAAGTGTATCGTGGGCGACTTCTCTTTCCGTCTGGAGGAAGCGGAGTTTGAGGACCTTATGGCAGACGTCCGGGAAAAGGTGGGCTTTACTCAGGAGCTTGTCTGCGCGGAGCTGAAAGGGAGGCTTTTCGATGAAGTATGAAACCAGACTGGAGATGCTGAAGCTCTCCGACATCGTGGCCGCCCCGTATAACCCCCGTGAAGACATCGAGAGCGGAAGCGATGAGTACAAGGCCCTGCGCCGGAGTATTGAGCTTAACGGCATGGTGGAGCCGCCGGTCGTGAACCTCCACAATATGCGCTGCATTGGTGGTAATCAGCGCCTTGTGGTCCTCCGGGACCTGGGATGGAAAGAAGTGCTCTGCTCCGTCATCGACCAGCCGGACGAAAGCAAGGAGATGAAGCTCTGCCTTGCCCTGAACCGCATCGAGGGCCGCTGGGACACCGACCGCCTGGGCGAGCTGCTGCGGGATGATGAGGTCCTGGAGTTTGAGACCGGCTTTGACCGCGACGAGGTCCTGGTCTACCGGCAGCTCGGCGGGGACGGCGAGGGCGAGGACGCCGACGATGACCCGGATTGGGACCAGGACGAAGACCCGGACGCCGAGGACGCCGACGGCGAGGAAGAGGACGAACCCGCCGGCGGTGACGATGAGCCCGCCATGGGGACTACGGTTGTCCGAATTGGACACCTACACTTCAAGGTCGAGGTCCCGCGCTACAAGCGCCTGGTCGAGAGCATCCGGGACGCCGGTATCTTCGACCAGGGAGAAATTGCCCAGGAGATGAAACGGAGGTTGCTGCGCCATGATTAAACTTGTCCCCATCGACGCTGTGCGAGCGTCGGAGTATAACCCCCGGCGCAACGACGAAAAGCGCCTTGCCCTCACAGAGCTGTCCCTCCGTAAGCTGGGCTTTCTGCTCCCGATCTACGCCGATGAGAGCGGCGAAATCCTGAGCGGACACCAGCGGCACCTTGTAGCCTCCCGCATGGGCTTCCGGCAGATACCCGTGGAGTATGTGAGCGGAAAGACCCTGGGCGAGCGGCGGGCCGTGAACGTCCTGTTCAACCGGGCCACGAATGACCTCCAGAAGCAGGACACTTGCGCCATCATCCGACGCCGCCTCTATGAAATGGACATCGAGGCCATGACCGGGGAGCTGCCGGACATCGAGCCGGGGACCGAAGCATCATTCCCCTGCGTCTACGCCCTGCGTCGGATGGACGTCGTGAAGCTGGCAAAGCTCAATCACCGGAGCTTCGACACCCACATCAAGCAGCTTGCAAAATCCCTGGAGCGCCGAATCGGGAACGCCATGCCGGTAGTCATCGGGGAGGCCGGGAACGTCATCAACGGGATAGGCCGCCTGCAAGTAGCAGCGGAGGCCGGCAGAAAGGTCATCGCCTGCGTCAAGGTGAGGCCGGAGCAAGAGGCTTTCGCGTCCTCCATGCTCAACCTGTTATCCATGGACTTTGACATGGAGAGCACCTACGCCGACGATCTGCGCTTCAACAGCTTCATGCGGGAGCGGAACACCAGGGAGACCGACGCCGAGGGCAACGCCGCCCTGGGGGACGGCTTCTTTAAGGGCGTGTTCCCGAAAAACTGCGGGCGGGACTTCTGCAAGCTGGAGGGCGCGGCCCTGGAGACCTGGCGCCGACACTACGGGTCCAGCGTGGTAGACTTTGGAGCCGGGAAGCTCAACAACACCAGGACGCTCCGCAAGGCCGGTATTCAGGTATCAGCCTTTGAGCCGTACTTCGTGACCGTGGGCGAGAAAATCCACAAGGAAAAGAGCCTGGAGATTGCCGCCCGCTTCCTGGACGAAGTTGAGGCCGGGACGCCGTATAGCAGCGTCTTTATCTCCAGCGTGTTCAACAGCGTACCCTTTATGGCGGACCGGAAGCAGATTGCGGTCATCGCGGCAGCCCTGTGCGCCCCGGACGGGATGGTGGTCTGCTGGTGCCAGAGCAACAAGGCCCCGCAGTTCGTGAACACGAAGAAAAAGTTCATGGCCGCAGAAAAAATCCTGACCTTTGACCTGGACTATGAGCCTAACACCATCCTGGGGGACATCGGAGCACACCCCAAGGTCCAAAAGGGCCACACCGAGGAAGAGATGCGGGCGATCTTCGCCCCGTGCTTCCGTACCGTGAAGCGCCTGGAGATGATAACAAAATTCTGGTACATGGAGGCGGCAGACCCGATTGTGGACCCTGCGGCCCTGGCCGCTGCGCTGGACTTTGAATTTGAGCTTCCCTACCCGGACGGCTCACGCATGGGACTGTCTCAGCGAGCGCGGGAAGCGTTTGAGCACCGGCTCGGTATTCGCCTGCCCCCTCCGACGAAAGGAGAGGCAAAATGAGAGACAACGTACACCCTGGGGAGAAATGGGAGTTCAACGGAGAAGTGGCCGCCTGCTTCGCCAATATGCTTGAGCGCAGCATCCCGGACTACCGATCTATGCGGGCGCTTACCTACAAGCTGGGCGAGCGCTTCATCCAGCCGGAGACCCTGATTGTGGATGTCGGGTGCAGTACCGGCCTGGCCGTGGAGCCATTCGTGGTGAAGTACGGCCAGAGCAACAACTTTCTGCTGGTGGATAACGCACCGGCCATGGTGGAAGCCTGCGAGAAGCGCTTCCGGGCAGACGTCAACGTCACGGTCCGGCAAGGGAATATTTGGGAGTATTTGCCATTTGAGCAAAAGAGCAGCCTGGTCCTCTCCGTCCTGTCCATGCAGTTCATGCCGACGTCCTACCGGCCCCGGATGCTCAAGCAGATTTACGACGGCCTGACCGACGGCGGGGCGCTCATCTTTGTAGAGAAAATCCTCAGTGAAAACATGGATGACCTGATGGTGGACCTCTACTACGAGATGAAGCGGGAGAACGGCTATACCGATGAGCAAATCATGTCCAAGCGGCGCAGCCTGGAAAATGTGCTGTCTCCGCTCAAGGCCGAGTGGAGCGTGGACATGATGCGGACCGCCGGTTTTCGGCAAGTCGATATGTTTTGGCGCTGCCTGAATTTCTGTGGCTGGATAGCCGTTAAGTGACGGCTACCGGCCCCGAAAGGAGGGTAGATCGGAATGCCGAAGCACAGAGACACCGAGCCGTGGGAGCGTCTGGAGGGCGAGGGTGTCAAAGCGTATGAGGCGTTTTCGGTCTACCTGGAGCTGGGGGAAGAGCGCAGCATCCGGGCGGTTGCTAAGCAGTTAAACAAAAGTACCACGCTCATAGGCCGATGGAGCCGCACCTATCAGTGGGTGGAGCGGACCGCCGCATACGACGTTGACGTCCAGAGGAAAGCCCATGCCCAGGCCGTCAAGAAGCGCCGGAAAATGGCTGACCGTCATATCAGCATCGCCCTGAAATTGCAGGAAAAGGCGTTGCAGGCCCTCAAGGACATGGACCCCAGCGAGATAGACCCGAAGAACCTTGTGGCGTTCATCCGGGAGGCTACCAAGCTGGAGCGTGAGAACCGCATGGAGCTGGAGGCCGACACAGCACCGGGCAAGGCGAATGAGCAGGCCGACAGCAGCCTTGCCGCCGTCATCTCTGAGGCGTGGGAACGGAGGAAGCAGCAGAATGAACCTGACAAGTGACGCCATCCTCTACTACGCCGACAATCCGGTGGACTTCGTAGAGGACATTATACGGGCCAAGCCGGACAGCAATCAAAAGGCCATCCTGAACAGTGTAGCGCAGTACCCCATGACCTCTGTTCGCTCCGGCCACGGTATCGGCAAGAGCGCGGTGGAGAGCTGGCTTGCCATCTGGTTTCTGACTACCAGGCCATATCCCAAGATACCCTGCACCGCCCCCACCCAGCACCAGCTATGGGACATCCTGTGGGCCGAGATTGCGAAATGGCTCCGCAGTAACCCGGCCCTGTCTCAAGAGCTGATATGGACCAAGGAAAAGGTCTACATGAGAGGCCACCCGGAAGAGTGGTTCGCGGTAGGCCGGACGGCCAGTAAGCCCGACGCCCTCCAGGGCTTTCACGCCGAGCACGTGCTCTACATCATCGACGAAGCCTCCGGCGTCCGAGATGAGATATTCGAGCCGGTCCTCGGCGCACTATCTACGGAGGGCGCAAAGCTGGTAATGTGTGGTAACCCCACGAAGATTACCGGCTTTTTCTATGACAGCCACCACAAGTCCCGCGAGCTTTACAACGCCATGCACATTGACGGGCGGGACAGCAGCCGAGTAGATCAGCAGTTCATCGACACCATCATTGATATGTTTGGTGAGGACAGCGACGTCTTTCGAGTCCGTGTGGCTGGGGAGTTCCCCAAGGCCCTGCCTGACAGCTTCATACCGATGGAGTGGGCAGAGCGGGCAAGCGAGGCTGAGGCCCCGGAGATTGACCGGGCGGCCCGCGTGGACATCGGGATTGACGTCGCCCGCTACGGCGATGACAGCAGCGTCCTATCCCCTGTCCTGGACAAGAAGCTCCAGGAAAAGCCGGAGATATACCACCACAACGACACCATGGAGCTGAGCGGCAAGGCCGTCCAGCTCATCAAGCGCTATGCCCTGGAGCAGCCCTGGGCAGAGATACACGTCAAAATCGACTGTGACGGCCTGGGCGTCGGCGTCTTTGACCGCCTCATGGAGCTGCGGGAGCAGATCGTGGAGGAAGTTCAGGCCCAGCGAGACCGCCGGTATGCCGACGATGAGGACGCCCCACCCCCGTTCTCCCTGGACATCGTGGAGTGTCACTTCGGCGGCGAGGGCGGCACCATCAGCGACGATGACCCCATCGACTACCAGAACAGCACCGGCCTTATGTGGGGCGCGGTCCGGGAGGCCCTGCGGACGCAGAGCATCAAACTATATCCCGATGATAAGCAGATAAGCCAACTTTCCAACCGGAAATACGTGGTGAACAGCGCAGGCAAGATTGAGCTGGAGAGGAAAGAGGCCATGAAAAAGCGCGGCCTGTCCTCCCCGGATATGGGAGACGCGCTGGCCCTGGCCCTGCATGACCCGCTGGTAAGCGACTGGAGCATTGACTAAGGAGGACACCATGAAAGCGAAATGCAGTTACCTTGTATCGGCTGACGGCTGGCCGATGAAGTACATCCGGGCAAATACGGCGGCAGAGGCCCGGCGCCGCTGGCAGAAGATGACCGGCGGCCCCAAAAAACCCGCTGTCTCCCAGGTGCTCGGTAAAAAGCCGAAGCGCGAGGGAGGCGAATAACCGTGCCATTCTGGAACCGATTTAGAGGGGGTGGTGCGGGGAGGGCGAGCCAGACCTACCGGAGCGACAGCGTTATGCTGCCCAGGTGGACCAACCCGCCGGAGCGCAACACCCAGGAATGGATAGACGCGTTTCACACCAACCCCCGCCTGTCCGTCGTGGAGCGCATCGCCTCCGATCTGTCTTTTGCAGAGGGCAAGCTCTACCGGGTGGATGAGAACGGAGACGAACAGGAGCTTACTCATCACCCGTTCCTGGACTTTTGGGCGAACCCAAACCCGCTGCATGAGATGAGCAACGCGGCCCTGTGGCGGCTCCTGGAGATTTACCTCAAGCTCAAGGGAGAGGGGTACTTCATCATGGAGAAATCGCCCCTGGGCGTCCCTGTGGAGCTGTGGCCGGTCCCTGTCCATTGGGTACAGATGACCCCGTACCTGGACCACCCGTACTACACCGTCCGGCTCACCAACGGTCTGCTGATGAACGTGTCCGTAGATGATATGTTCGTGATGAAAGACCTGAACCCGATAGACCCGTTCAAGCGCGGCCTGGGGCAAGCTGAGGCCCTGGCAGATGAGATTGAGACCGACGAATACGCGGCCAAGTTCCAAAAGCGCTTTTTCTTCAACGACGCCACGCCGAACCTCATCATCGGTATGCCCAAGTCCACCCCGGAGCAGCGACAGCGCTTCCGGTCTGAATGGCTTGAGCGCTTCCGGGGAGTGTTCCAGAGCCACGGCGTCGCTACTGTCAACGGCGAGGTCACGGTGAACAAGGTTGGAGACAGCATGAAAGACATGGACATGGTGAACGGGCGCACATTCCTGCGGAATGCCGTCCTTGAGCACTTCGGCGTCCCCCGTGAGATTATGGGTATCACGGAGAGCAGCAACCGGGCCACGTCGGAGGCGGCTCAGTTCATCTATGCCCAAAACGTCCTTATGCCCAACCTACGCCGCCGGGAAGAGGCCATCAACAACCAGATCATCCCGTATTTCGGAAACGACTTGGTGTGGCGCTTCGATGACATCATCCCCCGGAACCAGGAGTTTGACAAGGCCCTGGGCATCGACGGCTGGAATGCCGGACTACTCACCAAGGATGAGGCCCGCGAGAAGCTGGGTATGCCTCCGGCCCTGGTGGGCGGCGACGTCTACAAGACGCAGTTCTCCGATGTCTACATCCGGGAAGACGATGACCCTGTGGCGATCTCCACGGCGGCGGCTAACCTCCAGTATGCAGAGAGCGCACCACCGCTTGAGACGGGCGGAGAACAGGACATTGAGATAACAGATAACGGAATACCCCTGGACGCCGAAAACGGCTCAGAGGGGGCGGGAGACGGCACAGAGGGCATAGAAATCGTGTCCTCCAAGGGTACGTCCCCGGAAGAGCGGAAAAGCCTCCAGGTGCAGGCCGCACAACGCGCCCTGCTGCAAGCTGAGAGGGAGCAGACCCAGCGCTTTGAGATTGCCACCCTCAAATATCTGCGGGAGCAGGGCCGCCGGGTGAGTGACGCCATGGGCGGCACCACCAAGGATGAGCGGAGCGTTTGGGACATTCTCATGGGGGCCATCCCCGGCTATGACCCGAACAGCGAGGACGCAGCGGAGCAGAGCGCGGCGGCGTGGTCCTCTTTGAGCGAGGCAGACCGCACCCGCCTTGTGAGCGCCTTTACCCTGGGCCTCATCGACTGGCCCAAGGAGGAAACGGCCTTGCTGAATATCTTTGAGCCGCTGTGGAAAGAGAGCTACGACAAAGGCGCTGGGGTGTCTGCCAAGCTCTACAACCTCCAGGCGGTCCAGAGGCCGGAGCTTGTCAGCACGGCGAAGCTGCGGGGCGGCGTCCGGGTCAAAGGCATCACAGAGACCACCCAGCAGTCCATCGCCCGTATCGTCTCCGCTGGCCTGGAGCACGGAGACAGCCGGGCCACCATCGCCAAGCAGATTGAACAGGAGATGCAGACCACGGCATCCAGGGCGCGTACCATCGCTACCCAAGAGTGCAATACCTCACTCCTGACCGGCCACTACGACATGATGCGAAAGGCCGGGGCCGCCTGGAAGACCTGGCACGTTGCCAACATGAGCGCCGCCAGACCCTCCCACAAGCGCCTGAACGGTGAGCGGGTCCCTATTGACGCCAAATTCTCAAACGGCCTCATGCAGCCCTGTGACCCGGATTGCACGGACCCCGCCGAGGTCGTGAACTGCCACTGTTTCCTGACATTCGACAAATAAGGAGGACGCCTGATGGAATTTACCGAGATGCAGGCTCAGGAGGCCGCCCGATCTGCGGGTATCGACCTGGAGAAAGAGCGGTTCGACCTGAAAGCCCTGACAGCCGGGATGAATGCGGAGCTTGAACACGGCACCGCAAACCCGGACACGAATATTACCAACGATGACCCCGTTATGACGGCGAAGCTCGCAGCGGCACATCTGCGGGTCTCGCCGTTTTACTATGCCTCCGGGCGGGGCCTGAAAGCGTGGGAGGCTTCGCTCCGTAGAGGGGTGAAAGTGAAAAGCTCCAAGACGGAGCACAAAACGCTGTCTTTCCGTACCGAAGAGTACGACGAAGAGAGCGGCATCTTTAGTGGCTACGCCGCCGTCTATGGCAACATCGACAGTGGCGGGGACATAATTGAGCCTGGTGCCTTCACGAAGACAATCGCCGAGGGCTGGGAGAGGGTGAAGATACTCGCCCTGCACAACGACTGCTGGCTCCCCATTGGCAGACCTTTGGAGCTGAGGGAAGACAGCAACGGCCTTTTCATTAAGGCCAAAATCAGCGACACTTCGATGGGACGCGACATCAAAGTGCTGCTGAAAGATGGAGTTCTCACTGAGCTGTCCATCGGATATGACCCCATCGTCTTTGACTACGACGAAAACGGCATCCGGCATCTGCGGGAAGTCAAGCTGTGGGAGGTCTCCGTCGTTACCTGGGCCATGAACCCGGAGGCGACGATCACCGACTACAAGCAGGCCACCGACGCCGCCGGTTTCCTGGACGCCTTTTTGGAGGCAGCCACCGCCGAAGTCAAGGCCGGTCGGAAAATCAGCGGGACCCGGCTAAAGGCCCTCAAGGACGCGAGCGCGTCCATGAAAGCCGCTACCAAGGTCCTTGACGGCATCATCCGAGAGGCAAGCGACACCGAGAAATCCATCTCCCGTACCGCCAACACCAGAGCCGAGAAGTCCGCGCCGACTACCGGCATCACCTATGAAATTCTGCTATAAGGAGGAAATTACAAATGGCTATTCCCAAGAAAGGAACCGCACCCGCTGGCCGCAAGTCTATGAAGATGGAGGCCGATGAGCTGACCGAGAAAATCAAGGCTTGCGTCAAGGAGGCCCTGGATGAGCAGGCCGAGGCCAAGGCCGAGGGCGAAGAGGGGACCGAGGACGCTGTTGCCGAGGTTGCCCCCGCTGACATCTCCGCTCTGATTGAGGACGCTATGGCCGTTGTCGCTGAGAAGCGCAAGAGCCGCAAGGAGGCCGGCGAAGAGCTGGGCGACGTCACCGCCGAGGAAGTCATGGAGGCCGTCGGTGAGATTATCGACGCCACCGAGGGCGAGGCCAAGGAGGATGACGGCGTTGAGGAAGAGGTCAAGGAGGATGAGGAAGTGACTGATGAGGCCAAGGGGCGCAAGGCCGCCGCCCGCAAGCACCAGACCAAAAGCGCCCGCAAGAGCGCGGCCTCCCCCGTCCAGCGGAAGTACAGCTCCATTTACATGAGCCGTACCACCCCCACCAGCACCGCCAAGAAGTCCGTCCCGCCTGCTATCCAGCTCGCCCGCGCTATCAAGTGCCTGGACGTGTTCGGCAAGCATGACCCCGACGCCGCCTCTTTCTACGCGCAGCGGAAGTATGACGATGCGGACATGGCCCGCGAGTTCAAGGCCCTGTCTGCCACCAACCCTGCTGCCGGCGGCTACCTCATCCCCGAAATCTACCTGGACCAGATCATCGAGCTGCTGTACTCCAAGACCGTCATCTTTGAGCTGGGCGCTCAGAAAGTCCCCATGGCCAACGGCAACCTGAACATCCCCAAGATGACCGGCGGCGCCCGCGCTACCTGGGGCGGTGAGGCTCGCAAGATTGCGAAGACCCAGCCCACCTACGGCAACATCCGTCTGTCCGCAAAGCGCCTGGAGGCCATCGTGCCTCAGACCCGCGAGCTGCTGATGAGCACCAACTACTCCGCCGATCAGCTCTTCGCCAACGACCTGACCCGGCGCATGGAGCTGGGCCTTGACTTCGGCGCTATGTTCGGCAAGGGCGGCGAGTTCCAGCCCCTCGGCGTGTTCACCGACAAGGAGGTTGAGCACGTGGACGCCAAGACCCTGAGCAACGAGGACCTGGCCGACAGCAACGGCAAGATTACTGCCGACTTCCCCGTGTTCGTCCGCTCTAAGGTCCTGGCAAAGAACGTGGACGATAACAAGCTCGGCTGGGCGTTCAACTCCGTCCTGGAGGGCTACCTGATGAACCTCAAGACCACCACCGGCGCGTACATCTACCGCGATGAGATGAACACCGGCAAGCTGCTGGGCTTCCCCTATCGCGTGTCCAACCAGATCACCACCGACACCACCGGCCTCACTGAGCTGGCCTTTGGCAACTGGGCGGACCTCCTGGTGGGCGAGCAGATGGGCCTTGAGACCTACACCACCCTGGACGGCTCCTGGGTCGATGAAGAGGGCAACCAGCACAACGCCTTTGAAGAGAACCTGGCCGCCACCCGCGCCCTCATGTACGTGGACATCGCCGCCCGTCACAAGGAGAGCTTCCTGCACGTCAAGAACATCAAGGCGTTTTAATCAGAGGCCGGGGCATACCGCCCCGGCCCTATAATTTCAACAAGGAGGAATTTCAACTATGAAACGCGCACTTATTCAGAGTGTCAAAGTGACCCCGTACACCAGCGAGGACGCCATCAACCGCGAGGGCTTCCTCTCCGGCATCCTGGCCGTCAAGGTCGGCTCTCCCTCCGGCTCCCCTACGGGTATGGCCGTGAAGCTGACCATCACCGAGAGCGACCAGCAGAGCACCGGCTACGCGCCCGTCAAGGATAAGCTGGTCTGCGTGGGCAACGCGCCCCTGGACGCTGCGGGCGCGATCTCCGTCTCCACTGACGCGGAGGGCGGCGAGCTGGTCAACTTCGACCTGGACCTGGTGGGCCTCAAGCAGTACGTCAAGGTCAAGGTGGAAATGGTCTGCACCGGCGGCTCTTCTCCGTCCTGCACCGCGACTGCCGCCCTGGCCCTGGGCGACGCTTCCGAGGTCCCCGTTTAATTAGGCCCTGAGAGGCCCTACAAGGAGGTTTTTGCTATGGCAAGACATTATCCCTCTGAGGGTGTGAAACCCGCCGAGAACAAGTGGGAGGCAGGCCCCAAGGAGAAGAAATCGGAAACCCCTAAGAACGACAGCAAAAAGGAGAGCGCGGGCGAGTAGCCCGCGCCTCCCCTGAGAACGGAGGCGACACCGTGGAAAATGAACCGACTGTAAAGCTGGCCTCAAACGCCATGACAACGCTCGAAGACACGATGGAGCGCCTGGGCATCCCACCGGAGGCGGCAGACACCGCCGTAAAGAACAACATCATCCGGCTTATCAATTCGGCGTCTGCCTGGATTGAGACCATCACCGGGCGAAAGTTCGGCAAGGCCACCTACACCCACAGATATGTTGCCCCCGGTGCTCAGGAGCTTGTGCTCACTCAGTACCCTATCCGGGCGGTTGAGTACGTCCGGGACACCGAGAACGGCGTGGACATTGCCCCCGGCAGCTACGACTTCACCATGACCGGAGACGTGGGCGTACTGTACCGCGATGAGGGATGGGTATTCCGCGGCTATGTCGGCGGCCTTGCGAACGACTACATAGCCCCCCGGCGCTACCTGGAAGTAAAGTTCACCGCCGGGTACGTGCTGCCCAAGGACGCGACCGAAGATGAGCCATCCGATCTACCGGAGGACATCGTGGCGATTGTCTGGGGCATCGCGGAACAGGAGTTCTCCATCCTGCGGAACGGCGCTCAGGGCCTTGCGGCGTTCTCCATCTCCGACGTGTCGTGGACCTTTGACAAGGAACCCCGCGCCTCCTGGATGGAGACCCTGGCCCACTACATGAGGTGGTGAGCCTATGCAGGTCCGCGATAACGTCCTACCGCACCTGCGGCGGGTCAAGGCCGAGCTGGAGAAACTGAACCACACCCGGATAAAAATAGGCATCCAGGGCAACGCAGACAGTGAGCTGCTGATGATTGCCCGTGTCCATGAGTACGGGGCCACCATCACGCCCAAGGCCACCCGAAACCTCTGCATACCCATCCACAAGGACAGCTACGACAAAAGCCCCAGGGACTTCCAGGACCTCTTCTTTATCCGGTCCAGGGACGGCTACCTGTTCGGCGTCGTAGCCAAAAAGGGACGGAGGGACAAGGATAATCCGAATAACCTCAAGTTCCTGTTCTTGCTGCTGCCCTCCGTCACCATACCGGAGCGCAGCTTCATCCGGGCGGGCTTCGACCACAACAAGAACAAGCTGGCCGAAATCGTCCAGAATGAGGTTGCCCGCATCTGGCAAGGTCAGCAGACGGCGGACGGGGCCATATCGTGGATAGGCGGGCAGGCCGTGGGCCTTATCCAGCAGTTTATGAGCGACGCGAGCAACTTTGAGCCGAAAGGAAAAATCCAGAGGGAGCGCTATCCGTCCTATGCGGACAGCCCTCTCATGGTGACCGGACGGCTCCGAAATTCGATCACGTGGGAGGTTGAGGAATAATGGGCGTCCCGTTCAAAATGGCGCAGCCCATGATACCGGGCGGCCTGCTGCATACCATGTACGAGGTCCAGGCGGGAGGCCACTACGACCAGGACAAGGGCGGCCAGTGGGTAGCCGGTGAGCCTGTGCGCGTCCCCTTTGAGGGCGCGGTCCTCCCTGTGAGCGACAAGGACCTACGGCGTGAAATCACCGGCACCGTGTCCGATCTGAGCGAGAAAATCTATACCAACGGCCATGCGCTCCAGGTGGGAGCACAGGTCTATGACCCTGACAGCGGAAACACCTACACCGTGACCCAGGAGTTGGGCCACAACAGCATCCACCCGATGAAGCGGTATCTGGTAGAGGCCAGAACCGGCGCGGCGCCGAAAGGGGGCGGTGGGGCGTGAGTTTCGTCACGAAGCGGAATGCCCTCATATCCGCGCTTCATAAGACCGTGGGCGTCCCGGTCCTGCTGGCCTCCCAGGTCCAGCCGGAGGCAGAACCCCCGTTCATCGTCTACTCAGTGACCGCAGACTACATCCCGGACGGCGGCCTGGGCAACTACTCGCTGGGTGAGGGTGCGACGCAAGACGATCTGGTGGAGGTCCGGGAAGAGCAGCCCACCGCCACCCTGTCATTTACTGCTTGCAGCGTGAACCGCTGCTACGACGATAAAGGCTCCCAGGTGCAAGTCCTGGGTGCAGATGAGGCCCTGGAGCTGGCAACGCTGGCCCAGGGCTTTTTCCTGCATACCGGGAGAGACGCCATAGCGGGGGCCGGTTTCGTCGTTGTTGATGTCACCAACGCCACCAGCCGGGACGCCCTGGAGCTTGACGAAATGGGCCGCCGGTTCGGTTTCGATGTCCGGCTCCGGTACACCCGGACCGACGCGGCGGCCATCAGCAAACTTGAGAAACCCACAATCAAAGGAAACGTAAAGGAGTGATTTTAATGCCGAAAGACGTTGTTGTGGTCGTGAATATCGACGCCAAGCCCAGCGGAACGGAGAACCTGGACATTCTGCTGCTGTCCACCGAGGGCGCTAAGGACGTGGCCGTCTACCGCGATCTGGACGTCATCAAGGAGGCGTTCACCGGGAAAAAGGTCGCTGCTATGGCCGAAGCCCTGTTTGAGCAGGGCAAGACCACCCTTGCGGAGACCCTTATCCGCAAAGTGAAAATCGCCGGTATCGCTGCCCCCTCCGGGAGCGGTGAGACCGAAAAGGCATCTGCTCTGGTGCAGGCCGTGGAGACCCTGCGGGAGACCGATGATGATTGGTATATCCTGCTGACCGACCAGGACGGCGATGAGGCCGTGAAAGCCCTCTGCGCCTGGGCCGAGGCTACCGAGCCTACCGAAGCGGAGCTGGGCGCGGGCGAGGAAGACCACCGCAAGCTCTACTTTGGGCGCACCCAGAACAAGAGCCTTGCCGTCACCAACCGCCGGTCCATCGTCATCTACGGGGACCAGGATGAGGAATACCCCGACGCCGCCTATGTGGGCAACGTGGGTCCGTTCTATCCTGAGAGCGTAACGTGGAAGTTCAAGCGGCCCCAGGGCCTCACCGTCCCGGACCTCACCAACGCCGAGCGCGACGCTCTGGAAGAGGCCAACGTGAACTTCCTGACCGTCGAGTACAAGCGGGAGTATGTGAAGAACGGCGTGTGCGCCGACGGCGAATTTATCGACGTCCAGATGGGCGCTGACTACATCGCCAAGAACATGAGGGAAAACCTCTACGACATCTTCCTGGAGAACCCCACCATTGGCTACACCGACGCGGGCTTTGCCCTGGTCGCTGCCGGTGTGTTCTCCGCCCTGAACCGCGCTACCGACCTGGGCATTATCGCCCTGGACCCGGAGAGCGAGCAGGGCGTCTTTACCGTTGTAGTCCCCAAGCGGTCCCAGGCCACCGACGAAGAGGCCCGCGCCCGGCAAATGCCGGACATCACCTGGGAGGCGCAGCTTGAGGGCGCGGTCCACACCGTCAAAGTCAAGGGCGTACTGCGGGCCACCCTGAGCGCGTGAGAAAGGAGCGTAATTCATCATGGCTAAAGGCATCGAAGTTGCGAGCTATGACCCTAAAAAGGTCAACGTCATTGTCGGGGGCCGCACCATCACCGGCTTTGCTGCTGATGGTGTCGTGTCCGTCACCAAGAACGAGGACAGCATCACCCCCGCCGTAGGCGCAAAGGGCGACGTGACCTACTCCGAGAACGCCAACGAGAGCGGCACCATCGCTATTACCCTCATGTCCACGTCTTCCAGCCTGTCCTATCTTCGGGAGCTGGAGGCGAAGCGTCGGGCCGTCAACGTGACGATCTCCGACGTGAACGACGCGGACGCGTTCACCCTCAGCGCGGACAACTGCCGGGTAATGAAAATGCCCGACCTCACCCGCAATAAGGAGCAGAGCACGATCACCGTCAACATCTATGCACCGTCGGTAGTCCCCCGCTAAGGGGGGCTACCCATGAAAGGCTATCCCAACTGGCCGAACAAACCAAAATCACTATCTGAAAGGGGCTACCGAAAATTTATGGCTAAGCAGAAGAAAGTCACCGTCAACGGCGAGGAATACACCCTCCAGTCCGTCTCTCCCACCTGGTACTTCGGCGTCAATGACGATTGCGGCATGACCGGCGGCGGACGCCGGGACACCACCAAGTACATTGACACCATGCTCAAGAACGTGGTCATTTCTCCCGCCGAGGTCAAGGCCGACGGCATCAGCTACTTCGATGAAAAGGATGACATCAAGACCCCGGAGAAGCTGATTAAGGCCATCGAAACCTTTCTGCGAGAGTGAGCTTAACGTAGACCGCGCAATCAGAAAGGCCAAGCGAAACCGGAATATGTGGGTCCTCATCTTCACCGGCGGCGGCCTGTGCTATGCCGACTTCAAGGGCATGGACCTGGCTGAGTACCAGGAGGCGGTGCAGGCCCGCATACTCTACAACGAAGACTGGAGCAAGCAGCGGGGCGAGTGACCCCGCTGCTTTACTTTTTGCAGAAAGGGGGTGGAGCCAATGGCAGACAACCGGGAGCTTACCTTTGGCATGGACTTTGGCCTGGATGACGCGATAAACCGCCTGGGCGAGACGATAGACCGCCTGGAGCAGATCGTGGACCGCGCCCAGGACGTTGAGGACGCCGCTCAGGATATGGGCGCTCGCGTCCGCGCCGGTACTGACGCGATCAGAGACGGAGCCAGAGATGCAGGCGACGCCCTGGATGACCTGGAGGATGACGCCGACGATGTAGGCACCAGCTTCCGGGATATTGGCAGAGAGGCGGACAGCTTCGGTGCTGCCGTAGGAAAATCTATGGGCGCTGCGGCCAAAGAGACCAATAGCGTTTCCAAGACCATCAAGGCCGGATTTGACGGGGCCATAGGCTACTCCCAAAAGAAGTTTTCCGACTTCACCGGCAAGGTGAAGACCGGAGTAAAGGGCATCGGGACCGCGTTCACGCACCCGATAAACACCATCCGGGGGAAGTTCTTGAGCGCGGTGGAGGCCGCTGCCGACAGGATTAACAATGTGGGCGATGAGGCCGACGATGCGCGAAAAGACCTGGACGATATGGGGGATGAGGGCGACAAGGCCGGAGGCGAAATCAAAGAGGCCATCAAGGGCGCCCTCGCCGCCTTTATCGGCTTTGAGGCAATCCAGGCCGGTATTGATATGCTCAAGGAGCTGGGCGCGGCGGCCATCGAAGCAGCCGGGTCCGCTGAGAATGTGGGCCGGAAGTTTGAGGCCAACTTCTCAGGCACCGACGCCGGGGAGTGGGCAGAGAACTACGCCGACGCCATCCACCGGAGCAGCGATGAGGTCAAGTCTTTCATGGTGTCCAATAAGGCCCTATACGGGGAAATGGGCATCACCGGGGACGCGGCCGCAGAGCTGTCCAAGGCCACCACGTCCCTTGCCTATGACTTCGGCAACGCCTTTGCCATGGATGACACCGAGGCCCTGGGCGTGGTCCAGGACTACATCAGCGGGAACAATGCGGCACTCGAAGAGTACGGCATCCACATTGATGAAGTGGCCCTGAAAAATACCGCGCTCTCAATGGGCCTGGGAGACCAGATAGACGAAATGGACGATGCTACTCTGGCCCAGGTCCGCATGAATGCCCTGCTGGGGCAGACCGAGAAAATCCAGCAATCGGCGGCCAACAGCACCGGCGGCCTGGTGAACAGCACCAAAGACCTCAAGGGCATCTGGAGCGAGTTCATGGCCGACGCTGGCAGCCGGTTTACGCCGGTCATCGAAAGCCTGTTCAGCACCATCCTGGATAGCTGGCCGACCATAGAGCCGATGCTCATGCAGTTCGTGGATATGCTGAGCAACGGGCTTGCCCAGGCTATGCCGGTCATCACGGAGCTGGGCATGACCCTGTTGCCCGTCCTAACGGACGTGCTGGGGACCGTGTTCGAGGCCGGCCTCCCACTCTTGCAAGTGTTCGGAGACCTGGCGCAGACCATCCTACCGCCTGTGGCGGACATCATAGGCATGATAGCCGAGACCGTCATGCCGCCCCTGGTGGACATCCTGAACACCCTAAATACCTCCATCATTCAGCCCCTTGTGCCGGTCATTCAAAAGCTGGCCGAGGCGCTGCTACCGCCCATTGCGCAACTGCTGGGCCTGATCTCCCCCATCCTGGAGGCCGTAAGCCCTGTGCTTGAGGTCATCGGAGATGTCCTGGGCGTCATCGCTGAGGTCCTGGGCAAAGTGGTAGGCTGGCTGGCCGACGGCGTGGGCAAGGTCGTAGGCTTCTTCTCTAACCTGTTCGGCGGAGCCAAGGACAGCGAAGAGGCGGTAAACGACCTGAGCGGGTCCATCAATGGCCTTGATGACGCCGCGAGCAAGGAGACTTCCCTTGTGGTCGATACGTCGCAGTACAAGGAGGAAGTCACCGGAGCAGCGGAGACCACCACCGAGGCCGTCACCGAAAGCTCCAACCAGGCCGCCGAGATAACCGACGTAAATTTCATGGCTATGGGCGCGTCCGCTACGGCGGCCTATGGGACCATGCAGACCGACGCGGAGACGGCCTGGAGCGCCATGCAGACCGCAGCCACCACAGGCACGGACGCCATCGTCGCACAGTTTTCCCGTATCACGGCGGCGGCCCGTGAAGCGAGCAACGCCTCCAATGTCCAGATAGGAGCGAGCATCCCGCACAACGCCGGAGGCACGGATAACTTTGAGGGCGGTCCCACGTGGATGAACGAAGAGGGCGGCGAGCTTGCCATCCTCCCCGGCGGCTCTGCCATCATTCCGGCGGACCAGACTGACCGCCTGATGAAATCCTACACCAACAACACGACCAACAACCGAAGCAGCCGGAGCGTCAGCTTTGCCCCCAGCGTCCAAATCACGATTGCGGGTAATGCCGACAGCTCCACCGTTGCCAACCTGAAAGAGCAGCTTCGCGCCCTGTTCGATGAGCTTTACCAAGAGGCCCAGGCCCAGGACTACACGGACCGCGCTATGCAGGCTGGCTTTGCATAAGGGGGTGCTACTATCTACACACTTGAGGGAAGAAAATGCGGAGTGGTCCGCTTCGAGCCTCTGACTACCGGCGTAGTGACCTCCGAGAGCGTGAGCCGGAGCAGCACGATCACCGATAACCCGGTTGAGGGCGGCTCCAATATCCAAGACCATGTTTTTACTCAGCCGTTGAGCTTCCAGATCAGCGGGACGGCCATCAATGGCGCGGACACCATCGCCGCCCTGCAAAAGATGTGGAAGAGCGGCGACATCATCACCTACACCGGGAGGAACCGCATCAGCAACCTTGTCATCCAGCAGCTCCAGAGCACCCACGACGCCAAGAACCGTGGGGGCTTCACGTTTACGGCCACCCTAAAGCAAGTCACCCTGGGTAGCTCCGTGGACAGTGGAACGGCCTCTACTATGGCCGGTATGGACGCTGCGGCCTCCGCGTCACAGCCCAAGGCAACCACCAAGGCGGCGCAGAAGTCTTCCTCCCAAACCTCCAGCACTAAGGCGGACGGCCTGAAAACCACCGTCTCCACCACGATTTCATCCAGCGCCTATATGTCCTATGTAAACAGCTTCAACAGCAAGCCGAAGAGTAGCGCGGGGCCAACGTCCCGCGCTACTCCCAGCAACACCGGGAGGAGGTAACGGACCATGCAGCTTATTGACCTTGGGCAAGAGGTTGAGTATATCGACATCGACGTGAGCAAGGTCCCCTACACCTTTTCCGTGAAACTCAGCGACAAGACCTATTCCTTTACCATCCGGTACAACGACACCGGCGGTTTCTTTACCCTGGACCTGTCTGTGACGGCCACCGGCGAAGTGCTTGCCTACGGAGACCCCATCCGCTACGGGCGGCCACTGTTCGGCCCCATTGAGGATGAGCGCTTTCCTTTGCCGGTCATCATTCCCTTGTGCCTCACGGGGGACGATGTGGACGCCGTGACGTGGGAGAACCTGGGGGAAGAGGTCAAGCTCTATCTCTTCGACAGGGAGGGAACGGAATGAGCTTCTGGATGAGAGAGGCCAGTCTCCAGATTGGGAGCAAGAAGTACAGTATGGACAATCTGTACTTTGAGTTTGAGGTCCCCTTTGAGGACAGCGACACCATCCAGACGGCCAAATTCAAAGCCTACAACCTGTCTGAGAGCACCCGAAAGGGTATCAAGCGCGGGGACGTTATCATCCTCAACGCAGGCTACGAGGGCGACGTGGGGGCTATCTTCGTCGGCCAAGTGAGCGCTTGCAGCCACAAGCACCAAAATACCGAGTGGATCACCGAAATCTCAGCAACCGCCGCTATGGACCAATGGCTCAACTCCAAGGTCTCCAAGACCTATGCCAAGGGCAGCACGGCGAAAGAGATTGTCTCCGATCTGCTCAATATCTTTGGGGTTGAAATCGGGGATTTTTCCCTCGCCACGAACAAGGTCTATGACCGGGGGCTGGTGTGCAACGGCAAGGTAAAGGACGAACTCAAGCGCATTGTGGTGAACGACTGCAAGAGCCGGTTCCTTATACGCAACGGGAGCGTCTTCATCAATGACCCGACTAAGGGCATCGCAAATGGCCTTGTCCTTACCCCTCAGAGCGGCTTGCTGCTGTCCGGGAATGAGGTTGAGGAAACCGTCATAGCCGTGGGCAGCGACAGCCAGAAAAGCAGCGCCACCAAGAGCGGAGAGGGCAACTATGTGACCCGTGAGTGCCTGCTCAATTACCACATCGGACCGGCTGAGCAAGTTGTCATCCAGTCTCATAGCCTCAACGGGCGCTTCATCGTTGCCAAGGGGAAGCACACCGGCACACCGAAAGGCAACTGGAAAACCACCATCGAAATGAAACCGGCGTAAAGGAGGGACCTTACCATGCCGAGACAAAACCGAAAGCAAGCCTATGAGGACGCCAAGAAACAGGCGGACGCGGCGGGCCTTTGCGTTGCGGACGTTGTAAAGGTCCTTGCCTTTGACGAGGCGGCCTTGACCGTCGATGTTCAGCCGATCACCCGTTATCCCGACGAAGACACATTCCAGACCAAGCCGCCGGTCCTGGCCGTCCCCGTGGCTACCATCTACGGGGGCGGCTTTGTCATCCGTCCTGTCTACAAGGCCGGGGACATCGGCGTGGTGGTCTACCTGGACCGGGACAGTGACGCCGTTATCGCTGGAGGTGCGGAGGCAGACCCCAACACCGAGCGCCTGCACAGCGGGGATGATGCTGTCTTTGTGGGCGGCATCCGCACCGGCGGCAACTCCATATCCGGCCTCCCCGCCGGGTCCCTGAGCCTGGGGACATCCGACGGCGGCGTGTACCTGTCCATCTCGCCAAGCGGCATCGACATCAAGGGGAATGTGACCATCACCGGGGACCTGACCGTTACTGGCGGCGTGGTCAACCTGAACTGAGGGAGGTATGCGCTATGCCTGGAGCTGCACGGCAAGGGGACGCCATACAAGGCACCACAGCGGGGGAGCACAACGGACACGCCACCCCGCACGGTCCCCTCCCTATCACGGGAACGATCTCCGGTGGGTGCTCCGGGGACGTTTTCATCAACGGGCGACCGGCGGCCTATGTCGGAAGCACCACAACCGAAAATGACGCCTGCTGCGGGAGTAGCCAAGGGAGCATCGCCCAGGGCAGCAGCAGCGTCTTCATCAACGGAAAACCCGCCGCCCGTATCGGAGACACCCTGGCCGCCCACAATGGCACCGGGGCCGTCTCTGATGGCAGCGGGGACGTTCTGATCGGAGGGTGAGATATGCAAGATAACTGGACCCTTAAAATTGACCCCGAAAGCAGAGACCTCATCCTCGATGACGCCGGAGCGCTGGAGACCATATCGGGCGATGAAACCACCGCCCAGGCCGTCCGGCTGACGCTGGAGGTCTACCGAGGGGAGTTCCCCTTTGACCCCACCCACGGCACGGAGTATGAGCGCATCATGGGCAAGAAGCGGAGCGAGCTGGAGGATGACGAAATCCCGGAGGTAATTCGGGACGCCGTCTTCCAGGAGCCACAGGTTGCCGAAGTGAGCGCCGTGGACTATGAGCTTGTGGGCCGGGGCCTGGAGGTCTCTGTGACTGGCCGCCTCCAGAGCGGCAATACCATCACTACGGAGGTGAGCACAGCATGAGCAATCAAGAATGGGGCGTGACCGAGCGCGGCTTCCACCGGCCTACTTACGTAGAGCTTCTGGACGCCATCGAGTACAAGGCGCGGGAGCTGTTCGGGAGCAAGGCCAACCTGACCGTCCGGTCCCCCCTGGGCATCTTCCTACGGATTTTCGCATGGATGCTGAACATCCTGTTCAGCCTCATGGAAGATGTCTACAATAGCCGTTTCGTTGATACGGCGGTAGGGACCCAGCCTCTACAACCTGGGGAAAGCTATCGGCTTGTCCCTGCTTCCCGCGCAAAAGGCGTCCGGCTACGTCGAGTTCACCGGCGCCGCCGGTACTCCTATCCCCGTGGGCTTCCTGGTCCGCACCGTGGCCGGATTGCAGTATGCAGTCCTGGCCGCCGGCCGCATCGACGATACCGGGAAAGTCACGTTGCCGGTCCAGGCCGTTGAGACCGGAGCGGACTACAACGTGGCCGCCGAGACGGTCAAGGAAATCACAAACCCCATGGACGGCGTGAGCGCCTGCACGAACCCGGCAGCCATCGACGGCGGGCGGGGCCGGGAAACCGATGAAGAGTTCCGGGACCGCTATTATCAGTCCGTGGACTATGCGGGCGGCGTCAACGCGGACGCCATCGCCGGTGAAATCATGCAGAACGTGGACGCGGTTTACTCCGCGATCTGCTACGAGAACGACACCGACGAAACCGACGCCCTGGGCCTCCCCCCGCACAGCATTGAGGCCATCGTCTACGGCGGCCTGGACGCCGACATCGCGCAGGCCATCTTCCGGCGCAAGGCGGCGGGCATCCAGACCTCCGGCAGCTCTTCTATCGCCGTCATCGCCAAGAGCGGACAGAGCATCAATATCAAGTTTTCCAGGCCGACCACCGTTGCCGTGTATATTCAAATCAAGAACCTGGAGACCAACAGCGACTTTCCGGGCGATGGGCAGGACCGCATCAAGGAGGCCCTGGTGGAGTACATCGGCGGCGATGTGAGGGGCGGCCTGACTATCGGCTCGGACGTTCTCTATATGGCCTTGCCCGGTGTCATCCTGTCTGTCCCCGGTGTGGTGGACTTCGACCTGGGCATCAGCGAGACCGCCAGTGACTACGGGGAAGAGAACATCGTCATTGACACCAGGGAAAAGGCCGTGACCTCGACCGACAAAATCACCATTGCGGAGGTGAGCTGATGAGCTACGGCTACCTGTCTCAAATGCTGGAGTATCTGACCGGGGCTTATGCCCGGTCGGACATCCGCAACAGCCGACACAGCCTCCCCATGGAGACGAACATCGGGCGCTTATTCGGGACCCTTGCCTGGGGCCTTGAAATCATCCACGAGAACGCGGACCGGCTCAAGCTATGGGATGACATAGACAATGCCAGAGGGTCCGTCCTGGACCGCTACGGGGCCAATTTCGGCGTCGCTCGCGGTGGAGCGGACGATACCTTTTACCGCCTGCTCATCAAAATCAAGATGATTGCGCTGCTTTCCGGCGGTGACATCGACACCATCATCTCCGCTGCGGCCTCGCTCTTCAACGTGGATGTATCGGAGATAGAGGTCCGAGAGCTGTTTCCGGCGAAAATCTGGATTTATGTCGATGAAGCTGTCCTGGACTATGAGCGCCTGGAGGCCGCGCCCCTGATAGCGGAGCTGATGAAGCGCATCGCGGCGGCAGGCGTCGGGACCCGTGTTTTCCTGCGGACCTACCACACAGCACGGTCCCGGAGCTATTACGCGGTCCCGGCGCTGATCTACAACGAGATTGAGGCGAAACCCCGGACAACCCCATTCCGCACGGCAACCTCCCGCAGCTATGTGGGTCTGGCCGTGTGGGAGGACGTGTCGATAACTGCATCTATGAAAGCGAGGTAATACCATGCCAAACAGAGAAATCCTGGCCTCTCCTGACATCGCGGAGAGCGAAGAGGGCGCGGTGCTGCTCAACAGCGGCTACACCGCCCTGGGCAAAGTCATGGCCGGGAGCGGCGGCATCCAGTTCACAAAAGCGGAGCTGGACAGCGGCGATCTCCCGGAGGGAACGGCGGTTGAGGACCTGACCGCCCCGGTTGAATATGCCGGAGACGCCATGATTGCCAAGTGCGAGAACACCGGCACCGGCGAGGCTACGGTGGTGGTCCAGGCTACCAGCGTGGGCGTCGAGACCGGCTTCTACGTCAAAGGCGTCATGCTCTACATCAAGGACCCGGAGGGCGATGGAGACGTTGCCTATTCCTATCTTCCCCTCCAGAGCAAGCCGGAGTGGATGAGGCCCCAGGGCAGCCCGGTAAACAAGATGGTGACTTTCAACATCATCAACATTGTGGGCGCGGCGGCGAGCGTTTCGGCCATCATTGACCCGGACGCCCTGGCCCGCGTGGTGGACCTGGAAAAGTATGCGCTCCTGGGCCACAGCCATGAAATCAGCGACGTTTCCGGCCTCGCCAACACCCTGAGCGACCATGCGGCCGCAATCGACCTACTCAACGATCTGGTGTCCGGCGATATGCCCGGAGGCATCAACAAGACCGCCGACTTTGCCACCCTCGCCGGTATCGCCATGCGCGACGGAGTTTGGAGCCAGACCGGACGCTCCATCACAGCATGACGGGGCTACTTTGCAGCCCCGAAGAGGCGAGCTGTCTTATTCCGAACCTTATCGCAGAGCTGGAGACCCCTTGCCCCTGCGAGGGCCTGGAGGGGCTTGTGCTCTGCGGTTTGGGATATAAAGGCCAGAGGGTCACTATCCGCGTCCGGCCCGGCGTCCTCGAAGTGGACGGCGTACCGGCTGATGAGCTGGAGGCCCTGCGTGAAAGGAGGTGTCCTGTTTGCAGAACCGGCACGGTGAACTCACCATCATCTGCAAGGCAAAAGACCTGGTAAACCATACCTTGCAGCTCACGAACAACACTAAGCTGTTCCCTAAAAAGGTGCGCTTCACCCTCTGCCAGAGGATGCAGAACCTCTCAATCCAAATCCTGCATGACATCATAGCGGCCAACGAGATATACCCTCGGACCGTCGCTGAGATGAACACGCGCCTTGACCTCCAGAAAGAGGTCTTGACCAACTGCAAGGTCTTCCTGAACTTCCTGGATATAGCTCTGGAGCAGGGGTATATCGACATCAGGCGGTGTGAATATTGGACGGGCCTCACCACCGACGTAAAGAACCTTGCCGCGTCGTGGCGTAAAAAGGACGCCGAGCGCTTCCGGCAGCAAGTTCAGACCGGCGGCGCACGGCGATGATTTGAGAGGCCGCGGGTGCGTCCTGTACGTGCATCCCCCTGGGTGTGCCTTGTCCGCTCCCCGAATTCGTCGAACGCGAACAACGTGCGCTACGTGAACTCGGACGGGAGCCTCAACAACAACAACGCGTACAACGGCAACAGGGGTGTGCGCCCGGCTTCGGTGGAATACCGTGACCGAGTAACCCGAAAGGGAGAAAGCAGAAGCCCACCATCAAAGGAGGACGTATCCGGTCCCGGCCTGACAGGGCAGGGATAAACACATAGCGCCGACGCGCTGAGGCTCGCCCATTGGAGCTTCGGCGCTACCAGCGGCGCAAGGAGCCTATTATGGAACAGAATTTTGAAGTCGTTTATGACTTCGCTAATCTCTATGCGGCGTATCGGGCAACCAGGAAAGGCAAGCGATGGAAAGACTCCGTTGCCAAAGTGGAGCTGAACACTCTGGAGGCGATCACCGTCCTGCAAGCTGAGCTGCGGGACGGTCTCTGCAAGCCTGGAAATTACCATGAGTTCTACGTCTTTGAGCCAAAGCGACGCCTCATCCAGACGAACAGCGTCAAGGACAAAATCGTGCAACACGCCTTTTGCGACAACATCCTTTACCCCGTCCTGAGCCGCCCCTTTATCCTGGATAACTACGGGAGCCAAGTCGGAAAGGGAACCCACTTCGGCCTCGACCGCCTCCGTGACTTCATGCGGGAGTATTACCGGAAGCACGGGAGCGCCGACGGCTGGGTCCTGAAAGCGGATGTCCGGCACTACTTCGCCAGCATCCGGCACGACATTCTCAAGCGAGATGTCAATAAGCTGCTCACAGACCCACGGAGCCGGGCCTTGTCCGACGCTATCATAGATAGCACCCCTGGTAATGTCGGCATCCCCATAGGCAATCAATCGTCCCAGGTGTACGCCCTATTGTATCTGAATGAACTCGACCACTACGTCAAAGAAGTCCTCCGAATGCGGTACTATGGCCGCTACATGGATGATTTTTATATCATCTGCGAGAGCAAGGAGGCGCTTCGTGAAGCGTGGAGGAAAGTCGAGCAGTTCTTGACCCCGAGAGGTCTTGAGCTAAACCAGAAGACACAGATCTTCCCCTTGCGGAACGGCCTGGACTTTTTGGGCTTCCACACATACCTGACCGACACCGGAAAGGTAATACGGAAAGTTAGGCGTTCCAGCAAAGACCGTATGAGGCGCAAGCTGCGGAAATACGCGGTGATGTATGAAAACGGCGCTATGACCCGGAAGCAGATTGAAGAGAGCTACCAGAGCTGGAGGTCTCATGCTTCCCACGGCCAATGCCGGGAACTCATCACCAAGTACGACGCGGTTTGCGCCTCCATCTTTGAAAGGAGTGTAAAGTCAAACCATGCCGCAGAAAATCAGCGCCCTACCCGTAAAGGCGAAAGTGCGGGACGCAAAGACTAAGTATTACGGCATCCCCATCGGCTGGGAAATCGGTGATAAAAACCACGCAGGCTATCCGGCCAACAGCACAACCCTTGTGGCCGAGAGCATCATCAAAATCTGCTGCTTCGACGCTATGGAGAGCGACGGCATCTTGGACCGGGAGAGATACGGCAACAACCGCTATTCCCTGGCTAACATCCGCCAGTGGCTCAATAAGAGCGGGACCGGCTGGTATCAGGCCCAGCACAGCTATGACCGGCCCCCGTCCAATTCCTACGTCTGGAACGGCCACAACGCGTACGACGCACAATCCGGCTTCCTGACCGGCTTCGGCGCGGAGATGCTGGCCGCGCTGCTCACCACCACCCTGACCGTCGCAAAGCCCGGCACGGACGGCGGCGGGTCCGAGACCGTCCAAGACAAGATTTTTCTGCTGTCCATGGCAGAGGTTGGCCTCGGTTCGGAGAACGGCGTCGCGGAGGGCACGAAGCTGGCTATGTTCAGCGACAACGCAAGCCGCCAGTGCAAGCCCACAGCTCAGGCCGTGAGCAACAGCGAGTACACCAATAGCAGCTTGAGCGCGTCGCAGTTCTGGTACTGGTGGCTCCGCTCCCCGAATTCGTCGTACGCGAACTACGTGCGCTACGCGGACTCGGACGGGGGCCTCGACTACCGCTACGCGTACTACGGCGACGGGGGTGTGCGCCCGGCTTTGAATCTGTCCTCTGACATCTTGGTATCTGATACACCGGATGGAGAGGGGTACTACACGATTATCTGGAATAACGCCCCCACCACGCCCCCGTCCATCACCGTGCCGGAGGACGTGCGGAGCGGTAAAGGTCTCACCGTCTCCTGGGCGGCGTCGGTGGACCCGGACAGCGACGCCGTAAGCTACGAGCTTGAGCGGCAGTACAATAGCGGCGCATGGTCCAAAATCTACGACGGGGCTGCGACGCAGTTCAGCGACACGATCACCACGGCGATGAACACGGTAGCCTACCGGGTCCGCGCCAAGGACAGCAAGGCCGCGTATAGCGCATACACCACCAGCCCCACCCGGACCGTCACCCACAATGTAGACCCGACAGTGAGCGGCAGCGATCAGCAGCTCGGCGTGGTGACTACGCCGCCCTCGTTCCAGTACACGGTCAACGACGGGGACGCCGGAGACACGCTCACCATCGTAGAGAGCCTGGATGGTGTGACCCTTAATACCATCACCCCGGCAGAGCGGAACCACCAATACACCTTTGCGCTCACGGCGGCGCAGTTCGCCGCCCTCACTGGGCCGCACACCATGACTATCAAGGTCTCGGACAGCGCCGGGAACAGCGTCACCCGTACCATCACCTTTACCCGGTCCGTCTCCATCATCGACTTTGACTGGAAGGTGGATGACACCAGCGCCGCCGCTCAGAAAATCCTTGTCTCCATGCGGTACAACGCCCACGAGGACGGCGTGACAATCCAGGTCTGCAACAACTACAACGACGAAGAGCCGACCTGGGAGACTGCACAGCTCGGCCTCAAGCACATTTTCAGCAATTCCGCGAAGACTGCGGATAGCTTTGCGGTGGGTGTCCGCGTCCAGATCACCAAGGTCGGAGGGTATGAAAGCATCGCCTGCTACTCTCTGTCCGCAAGCTACATCTAAGGGGGAATGACTATGAGAAGTCTTGACGAAGCCCGCGCCTACCAGAAGCAGGAAAAGAGCGTGGACACCTATGAGCTGTGGGCAGCCATCCTTGCCACCCATGACGCTCTGGTGGAGATGGGCGGCCCTGGCCTCCCGGAGCTTCATGTGAACCGGGCGCGGGCGAACCTCATCCGCGCCGGACAGGTTGAGAGCGGAGACTACACCGACGCCGAGCTGAAAATCATCGCGGCGGCGGACGGCACCCGCATCTGGAGTGCCACCATGGGGACCATCTTCAAGGATGAGCCTATCGTGGGGCCGGACAGCGAGCTTTACATCTGCACCACGCAGCACCAGGCGCAGGCGGATTGGGCACCTGGAACCGTGGGCGGGCGGACGTTGTTCCGTCCGCTTCGTAGCGAGCCGGAGGAACCCGGAGGGTATCTGGACTTCATGTGGGGCGAGCACGTCCCCTACGGAGCGGTGCGCCGGGACCCCGTGGACCAGAAGCTCTATACCCCCATCAAGGAGGCGGGCGTCACGCTCTATGAGCCGCACTACCCCCACCTGGTCCCCTCTGAGTACAAGCTCTACGAAGAAGTAGAGCCGGAGCCGGAACCCGAACCGGGGCCGGAGCCGGGGAATGTCCCGGATTGGGATGAACTGGAGGCCAATCACACGTTCCAGGTAGGCGACCATTTCACCCACGACGGCACGGAGTATGAGGTCCTGCGTGTCTTCACCAAGCAGGATGGTTGGGCGCCCCCGGCGCTCCTGGACGACTACTACAAGGTCGTGACGGAGTAAAGGGGTGAGACCAATGGAAGTAAACATCGGCCTGGGCCAGATGGTGCTTGCTTTTGTCGCGGCTATGGGTATTCCGAGCGCGATCATGGGCCTTATCATCTGGCGTCTGGAGCGCCGTATCGACAAGCGGGAAAAGGAACAGGCGGCCCAGGAACAGGGCCAAAAGGACCTCTTCGTCCTGGTTGTCCAGGGGACCAATGCCGCTATTGCCCTGGGGGAAGCGACTGCAAGGGCCGTCCAGCGCATCCCCGACGCCCACTGTAACGGGGATATGCACGACGCCCTGGACTACGCCGCCGACATCAAACACAAGCAAAAGGACTTCCTCACCCGGCAAGGCGTTTCCTCCTTGATGGACTGAGGGGGACGCTATGGCTGGTAAGTATGAGGGGAAACGCGCCAAGACGCGCCGCCCATGGGAGTTCAAAAAGAAGCTCGCTGCGTGGGCCGTCCTTATTGCCACGGCCACCGCCGTAGCTTCCTACATCCTCGCCTACCTGGACAAGCAGACCGCGAGCGATGTTACCACCACCATCTTTACCGCCTGCATCGGCTATCTGGTGAGCTATGCGGCGGCATCCACCACCGAAAAAGTCAGTCGAAACCGCCACGGGCTGGACGCTGACGGAAACCCATTCCAAACCAACAACACAGAGGGCGGGTCCGACACCAGCGGACCTACACTCGGATAAAAACAAGGAGGATTTATCATGTACGACATCACCCCTATCATCGAAGCTGTGGCCGCTCTGATCGGCGTCATCGTTACCTGTGTGCTCATCCCGTTCATCAAGTCCAAGACCACGGCATCCCAGCAGGCGGAAATCAACGCCTGGGTCAAAATCGCCGTCTCCGCTGCTGAGCAGATTTTCAAGGGCAGCGGGCACGGAGAAGAGAAGAAGCAGTACGTTATTGCCTGGCTGAAAGAGCGCGGCGTCACTGTGAATGAGAATGAGCTTGACGCGCTCATCGAGGCCGCCGTCTATGAGCTGACCCAGGGCATCATCCCTCTGGAGGGCATCGCCATTGAGACCACTACCGAAGTCAGCGAGGACAAGGAGGAAACCAACCATGAGTAACAGCAGCCTTGCGACCTATACCCTCATCAGCCCCAACAAGAACAGTCCCCGCAATCATAAAATCGACACCATCAGCATCCATTGTTTCGTCGGCCAAGTGACCGCTAAGCGCGGGTGTGAGGTCTTCCAGCCCTCCAGCAAGCAAGCGTCCTGCAACTACGTTGTGGGCTATGACGGCTCCATCGGCCTGTGCGTGGAGGAAAAGGACCGGAGCTGGTGTACCTCCAGCTCCTCCAACGACCACCGCGCCATTACCATTGAGACGGCCAGCGAGAACAAGGCCCCCTACAAGGTCACGGCGGCGGCCTATGCCGCGCTGCTGGACCTTGTGACGGATATTTGCCGCCGGAACGGGGCCAAGAAGCTGCTCTGGTTCGGGGACAAGGCGAAGACCCTTGCCTATGCCCCCAAGTCCGGGGAGATGGTGATGACCGTTCACCGCTGGTTTGCGAACAAGTCTTGCCCCGGCGATTACCTCTACAACCTCCACGGCGAGATTGCCGCCGAGGTCACGAAGCGGCTGGGTGGCAGCTCCAGCACCACCAGCCCCAGCACCGGCACCGGCGCATCCGGCAGCGCTCAGACAGCCGTAAACTACACGGTGAAAGTGACAGCGACGGACCTCAATATCCGTTCCGGCCCCGGCACCAACTACGGCAGCAAGGGCGCTATCAACCCCGGCGTCTACACCATCGTTGCGGAGGCCGGCGGCACCGGCGCTTCCAAGTGGGGCAAGCTCAAGAGCGGAGCCGGGTGGATTTCTTTGGACTACGCCACCAAGAACGGCACCAGCAGCTCTACGGCGTCCAAGGCCGTGACGGTGGGCAGCACCGTCACCATCCAGGCCGGGGCCGTCTACGGCGGCCTCGCCACCTCCAGAGGGGCCAAGGTCCCGGACTACGTGAGCGGCAAGAACCGCCGGTACACCGTGAAGCAGATCGCCACCCACAAGGGGGTCCAGGAGGCGCTTCTCAAGGAAATCACGTCCTGGGTTGCGCTGTCCTACCTGACCGTGGTATAATCTGCGCGTGGAATTGTTTTGGCATTACGCCGCCTGAAAGCGGTGGAGACTATGGAGAAACACCGCAACACAGGACAGGCAGATAGACCGAAATACCGCGAAAAATAAGGCGAAACAGCCCCCATCAATCGAGTGGGAATAATTTCAGAGGCCCGGAAAAGCCTGAAATAACTGGGTTTTTGAAGGGTTAAGGCCCTCCGTGGCAACGATTTGGCAACACTTTTTCATTATTCATAAAAAGAGAGCTAACTGATTTTGATTAGTCAGTTAGCTCTCTTT